ACAGAAGGCGCAGAAGTGTATCCAGTTCCTCTGTTGGTCATAATTACTTCTGCCACTGTATTTCCGCTAATTACAGCCACCGCATTTGCCCCTGTACCGCCTCCACCAGAGATGGTTACCGCCAAATTACCGTAAGCACCGTACCCAGTACCCCCGTTTACTACGTAAATAGACACTGTACCTGTTGCAAATGTAGTTACTTCCGCAATTGCAGCAGCATTAGACCCACCACCACCAGAGAAAGTAACAGTGGCATTGGCATACCCACTACCTGCATTTGTAAGCGTAATACTATTAACAATACCGCTAGATAACGTTGCAGTGGCGTTTGCACCAGCTCCATTACCACCTGTGATTGTGACCGCAGGAGCAGTTAAGTAACCAGAACCAGGGTTGGTCACGGTTACCGCAACCACATTACCACTTTGTATGGTGGCGTAGGCAACAGCAGTGTTTCCACCTGTGACTTGGGGCGCACCTATAGTGACTGTAGGGACTGCCGTGTAGCCAGAGCCTACATTACCCACAACTATGCTTTGTACGCCTCCTGCACCCGTTGTAATTGTTGCAACAGCCGTTGCTTGCACACCATTGGCGTTGTTAGGGGCAGATATAGTTACGGTTGGTGCTGCCGTGTAGTTTTGACCTGGGTTTGTAATGCCAATTAAGCTCACAGAACCTACAGAAATTAGACTTGTACCGTTCCAGTCAAACAAACCTTTGTTGGGGTCACCTATAAACAAGTCTGTATTTTGATACTGAGCTGTGGTGACGTTAGAGCTAGATAACGTACCCGCAGTAGCAACAGTGACTAAACTACTGGTGCTTAGGTTGTACGCTTCCATGCCTCCGTTAGATTCGGATGCTACAACGTACTGACCATTGATGTTTGCGTTTGTTAGAGAAACAACAGAGTTGGTAAAAACAACATTATTTCCTCCAATATTCTTAACATTATCAGGTCCAGAGACAATTTTAAGGTTGCCTGGTCCTATTGGCATTGCATTTTCTAGCCAATAAAACTCATCCTTATCAATAGCTGTGCGGTTAGCCTTGGTATCTACACCTTTAAAGTTTTTAATTACCGCATAGCTTTTCTTTTGCTCTGCTGATGCCATTCTTAACCTCCACTACTGTAGGGGTTGGGGATTCTTCTTGTGTAAGTAGAATTAAGAATGTTCAATACTTTTTTATTGTATTGTTGCTGGTATATCTCGGCTTCACCGTAAGATTGCTCGTAAAACTTAGCTTTGTAGGCTGCGTAATACTGAACTGCGGTACTCCAGGGGTCAAGAATAGTATCTTGCACATCAGGCGTACCTATAGACAAAGGTTGTGGCAATATAACCGTGTCTAATTCAATGTAGTAAGACTGGTCTGGGACTGGGGCAATGTATATTTGTTGTTGACCGTAGACGGAAAAACAAATTGGTCTGCCAATGTAATTCTGCCAATAACGGAGTTGGGAAGTGAAATCAGACCACGGCAAGTAGCGCATAGGGATGCGACTATTACCCCAGTAAAGATTAATGTTGAGAATGTCAACCGTATTAATTCCGTTAGGTAACGCTTGAAAAGGAATAATCTCTGCATTTTGAACATATAACAAAGTTGCCGTACCATCCGCAAATGTGGTGGTAGGAGGAAAAATGTTTGTACCTGTTGGATACGCTGGTGCAGCAGTGCCAGATGTACCGTTTGTTTGATACTGATAAATGTAAATATTGCTGAACACATACTGACCTGCGGTAACGGCTGTACTAGCCACCCAAGGCGTAGCAGGTGTTGTATTTGTGTTTGTGCTTAGGTAGGGATTAGAAGACGCTATGGGAGTAGATGTGTTTTGAACTGTACGCAAACACCCCGTATCCCTGACTAATTGTGAACGAGACTCGTTAATGTATCCTGTTAACTGAGCTTGAGTCCAAAAATTATTGTTGGCATCATGCAGCAGATATTCAACTTGTGTGAGATAGTTGTTGAGCGTCGGCATGAAACATCCATAGTTAAGCTACCCGCTTTTGGAAGGATTTTCCCCCCACGCCTTTCTCAAGACGCAAGGGTACTACGCCTACAGCCGAGGGTAACGAGCTGTCTTTTATAGGCTTTTCAGTTGTTATCTCAAACTGGTCTAGCTTTTTTAAACTTTCTTCTAGTTCTGCATGAGTTTGAATCCAACCATGTCGAACCAAAATGTGTTCTCTGTCTTTAAGCGTGTAACCAAATAACTGCACAGCTCCAGCAAGAGGAATCTCTACAGGTACGTTCTTTACAAACTCATAGACAACACCGTCATAACCTATGGTTAATTCGATGTTGCCACGATTGGTTACAAATACCTTATCCATTAGAAACTAACAACATCACCATAAATTACGATGTTAACCAAGTTAGAGTTACCACTAGCTGTGTTAATGTTTACGTATAGTGCTTGTGTTGTTGCCCCTGAAACTGCCGTATTTGCTCCGTATGCACCTGCAATTGTTAAATCTTGATACTTACCAGAAGTGGTCAAGTTAGACAAAACTACGTTCGCTACCACTGCATTAGAGATGTTGCCATCACTGGATGTTGTAATAGATACGTTAGCAGAAGATACACTGCCCTGTGGATTGTTCACAGTGATTCTGCGAAGAATAACAGAGCCAGAAGAGCCAGCCGTTGCACCTACAGTCAAACCGCCTGACAACAAAGGAATGGTGATAACACCAGACCCTGTTGTAGCTAAGTTTGCTTGAGGAGCATAGCCAATACGACCATTCCCAAATGAATCCAAGTAATACTGACTGACTGAATCGGGATTAGCCATGTGTCCTCCTTAGACGTTGTTATATGTACCACTAACGTTCTGACCACCTTCAACTGTCAAAACTTGAACAGTAGTGTTGTAACCAGAAGAGTTAATAAATACGTTAACACCGTCAGAGACAACCACACCACCTGTATTGTTTCCAATAAAAGGTCCAACAGCAGAAATGTTTCCTGTTGTTAAGTTGGTTGCAGAGGTCATGTTGATGGTCACGTTAGCAGTAGGAGGTACTAAGTACACACCTGCTGGGATAACGTTACCTGTAGTGGTTGCAGAAATGTTTGCAAACGTAAAATACGCACCAGGCGTGTTTGCCGTTGCATTTGCAAGGATAATTTTATTGAGTGCTAATGCCATTTGTCATTACTCCTTACAGTGAGAGGTAGTTGTAGTTGGTAACTTTTGACATTGCCTTGGGCTTTACAGACACCAACTCAGCAATCATAAGAACCGCACCTACGTAACCAATTTGCCAGTTAGGTAATGTGGACTCAAATCCTGTGAACACAAATGAACCTTGCTCGTGAATGTACAAGCTCAAGTAGTTGGTGTTCAGGAAGTACACAGTACCTTCTGGGCAATATGGGTCTGGATAAATTGGAACGCCCGCAACCATCAACGCTCTGAACGCTGCTTGAGGACCGTTGTTGTCACTGTCAAAGCCTGAGCCAGGAGTGATAACGTATTGCTCTTGACCAACAAAGTCTTGAGCTAAGAGTGTCCATGTACCAAATCCGCAAACACCAAAAGAAGGCATTTCTGCACCCTTTTTAACTGTTCCAGAAATGTACTGAAGAATGTTTTGTCTTGTTGGGTTTACGTTACCTGCGTTGTAAACCTTAGACTGCCACCATGTGTAGGTGCTACGGTTGATGTTACCGTAAGTAGTCTGGTATGTTGCACCACCTGTACCGTCATCCACCGCTGCGGGGAGTCCGATAAATTGTTGGTTGTTTGTGGTGTTGTTGTACAAGGCTGTTGCCATTGCATCCATCATCACGTTGGTTGCATCATTCATACGTGCTTCAATCAATGGAATGATTGCAGCGTCTTGTTGAGCAACACCTTCCATACCGAGGAACGGCACGGGAGAAATCATCAACTTGAGGTCAAACTCAGCGTTGTAAGCACCTTGTTGTACTGACGGCTGGGCAAAAGAGCCAGAGTAGTCAGACCACTGTGCGTTAACAAACTGTGCGCCTTGGACGGGCACGGTTACTGAAGATACACCACCTGATGCTTGTTGACTGTTTGCAATCAACGCTGCCATCAAAGGCGTACTGTTGTATAACTGCACAACCAGTTTGGGAATAAACGCTCTACGGGTTACATACGTAAGTTCCGTAAATTGTGAACTACCTGTCTGGGGCAGAATTCCACCACCTATAGCCATATTAGCTCCTTAAAGATGGGCATCTCTGCCCTGACAAATTTACTACCCTCTTTTACAAACCGATTGGACGTTGTGGTTTACGCAGGTCTGCGAAAGCCTTCACCGCCTCTTGCTGCGCTGCCCCTCTTGGGTCTTTCCAGAATTTGCCAAGGTCAAACTGGCGAACTGCGGAAGGGTTGTACCCAGTAGGAGTAGGCTTTGCAGCCTGTCTCATGTACTCAAAATACTCGGCAGCAGTGTCGTGACTTGGAATCTGCTTTTCAAGCATAAGTTTTTCAATTTCTGGAATATCTTCTTTTCTAATATTTTTATTAGTAATCAGATTATTCCTGCGTTTTTCTAATTCAGACTGAGCATCTCTTTCTCTGAGTTTAGACTCTAAGGCTTGCACTCTTGCATCAGACGCAGTGATTGCTCTGTTGGTGTATTCCTCAATGTCCAGCTCAGGAATAGGCATCCCAGGCTTAATTTTTTTAGTCATCCGCAAGAAGTCCTTGCGAGTGTCTGGATTTTCAGCAAGCGTTTGAGCCAGACTAGCTAACTCATCTCGTGCTTCAAGTGAAAGATTTTCTAGTGACATTTTGTTACCCTCTTATCGTTTCATATAACTTTTTTA